TTTAGCCATTTCTTTTGGCACCGCTTGTATATTCCAATGTATAAATCTAAATGGTTCAATACCAAAATCCACTGCATACTCGTGTTCCAAGTATCCTGGAAATATAATTAATGTTCCTGGTTTTGGTCTTATATGAAATTGTTCGTGACCTGCCCATACACCTTTTAAGTCTGATTTCATTTTTAATTTTGTACATCTTGCACCAGTCTTCGGTTCGTGAAATATAGGATAAGAAGTTTTATCACTACACTTTAAAAAGTAAAATCCGGATACGTGTTGATTCCAATGTATGTGTGCTGAATGATGACCACCACCTTTTTTAGCAAACTCTTGCACCCATAATTCACTAAACATAGTTGTGTATTGTGACATGTCATAACCTTGGTGATCTAGATACTCCCAAGATTTTTGACCAATGTAGTTTCTAAAATCTAAAAAGTCATTATCTTGTGTTAATGGTGTCGAGTGATATGATCTTCCAAAATCACCATATTTTTTTATGTATTCTTTTTCTCTTTTACGAGCATCACTAATATATTTATTACTGGATTTGTTTAATGATTTAACAAACTCTGGTTTTTCCTCGCTCCATATTACAGTTGGAAAATAACTATTTATAAACATTATCTAAAAGGCCTCCCTACATGCCATACTACAAGACTATATCTTGTACCTGCGGTTACTGGTTTAACTCTATGCCACACAAAACTAGGAAATACAATAATAGATCCTTTTGGTAATATTTCTTTGCATTGTATTCTATGTTTTAATTCGTCTCGCATATGTGGATCATAGTTTCTAAAATCAAATTCTAGTTCACCGCCTTTATATTCTGAGCTATCTGTTAACTGACAGGTCATAGATAGTTTTCTAATTTTACCATTATCGGGATGATCTTTTCCTTTATCATAAGGTTTGTCCCAACTATCACAATGCCAATCATAATATTGGTTTAATTTATATTTGGTAAATTGACAAGATTCAGATCTATCCCAATCAAAATTCCAACCAGCATTTCTGTTAGCTTCGTGAACATACGGATGTAATTCTTTATATATCCAAGTATCATTAAGCCATACTAAATCAGATTTTCTTTTTCTTTGTAAATTTTTAACTTCTTCTTTGTTTAATTTTTCTTTATCATACCCACCTGTTCTAGCCATAACTTCTTTTTGTTTATTGGCATAAGCTATAACATCATCACAGAATCTAGGTGTCAGAACACCACTAAAATACCAATAATAATTAGTTAAGTTCATAATTAAAGTTTATTACCATTCTTACATCTGTATCAGTTTGAATTTGAGCTCTATGTTTTTTAAATGCATCAAACATGACAACTCTATTTTTTTTACATTTAACTTTTTTATTTTTAAATTCTGTATAACCATTATTAGTATTAACATAATAAATAGCTGTTGTGTGTTTTAAATTTTGAGACCATTTATCTACATGCCAACCACATCTTGATGGTCTTTTAAAACATAGATTAGCCCTTATGTGTAGTATTTTTTTAGGGTTTAATTTATTTAAAATAGGTTCAATTAAATTATAATGTTTAGTGTTTATTTGATTGTCTCTATAAAAAATATGAAACATAAAAGAGGTATCTTTAGAATTAGTCTGATCTTTTGAGTAATACCACGGAAAATTTTTACTTAAAAACATTTCGTTAATGTTTTTACATTCTTTTTTATTTATAAAATTATCAATTATATTCATATGTTATAGTTTGTACAAAATTTAAACTATCTTTTTGATTATTAGTTAGGTAATACATATTTGTTGATGGAAACATTATAAATTTATTATCTGTCAAAGGTATATCCCAAGATCTACCTTTACGTCTGTTGTCCTCATAATGCACTCTAACCATACAATTTTTAACATTTACACCA